ATCATTAATCATTTTTTTTAAATTACTTAAATTGTTCATTTTAACACCTCGCTATATTATCTATATCATTCACAAGAACATCTCCATCCTTAATTACCCACATACACTGATAATCTTTCTCAGCACATAATTTTGTAAAATCAGTATATGATTGATACTTATCTGGCTTTGCCATAGCTCTGTAACATTGTTCTCTATTCTGACAAGTTGAACTTGTACACATAGTTATATCAGGCATTTACGATTTCCTCCTTTACTCTATTTGCTAAGTAATCATCAAAGCTACGCTTCATATATGTATAATTAATTTTCTGAGAAGGACTAAAATTAGTTCTGTCTTTATAATTTTGAATCCACTCTTCAAACTCTTCATCTTTATCTTTATTTGCTGCATATATCATAAGTGCAATTAAAGCAACATAACAATTTTTGTATAAAGGTGATGTAATACTAATTTCATACTTATCGAAACAATCATCTACACAATTTGCATATAACTCAACATCTTCAGTTGTTAATTCTGAACTGATATTTTCTTTAACAAACGATAATATTTCATCATCACAACCCGTCTTTAGCTCAGATTTATTATCATTTGTTACCTTATTATCAGAAGACTCTATATTATTCTCTGTTTCAGTTATGTTTTCACTAACTTCTGAATGTGTTTCTCCCTTATTATATGTAGCTTCATTCTTATCTTCTGTTACATCTGTTATATGTAAATATTCCTTCATGAGTTTTTCGAGCATGTCAAGTTTTGTCTTAACGACTTTCTTATCTTTAGTTCTCTTCTTTTTATCATATTCATTGAAACTTATGTCATAACCATCAATTCTCTTATCACCTAAAATCTCATTAAATTCTTTCAAGAAATTGATGAACATACAATCTTCAAAATTATATTTTGTGAATTTCTCAAATAATGCTGTCCATAAATATGTATTTTTCTTACTAAAGAGATTTTTATACTTATCATCTCCTAAAATGTTATATAATCTAGTTGCTAAAGCATTTATTTTTTCAAACTCTTCTTCACTTGCATTATCTTCAATATACATACCCATTGTTTTAACTACTGATTGCCATTCATCAAGATGGTAAATAATCATATCTGTTTCACAAAGTATTTTTTCATATAATCCATTAGTGAATTCCTTGTCAGAATATTCAATACAATCCTTGTAGAATCTGTTGTTAGATATTATTTTCTTTATATTTTTTGCATATGTAGGAATATATGTAAGTGCTCTTTGAGCTGCTTTCATATTTTCGTGTTCGTTATATATACGAATTCTTCTAGATATATCTTCTTTAGTTGAATCAGGATGAACTGCTAATCCTATCTGGTACTCATCAAATTTCATCTTTAACTCTTCTGGCAACTGACTATAAGTTTTATTTTTTATATCACATACTTCCCACTCTTTTATAAAATTATCATTACCATCAAGTTTGTAATTTCCATTTTTATCCTTAACTTTAATCTGATAAGCAATTTCACTGTCTGTAATATCTTTGCTAACAGCTTTATTACCATATCTAAACATAGATAATGCAGTTGTTCTCTGTAAGCCATCTTCAACATAACTTTCTGAATAATTTGATGTTTCTCCTAAAATTAAAGGTGGAATATATTCTCCTATAAGAACAGATACAACAAGTTCATTAAACATTCTATCTGTATAACATCCCATTGCTCTTTGAGTATCTGCGTCACCCTTTACATCACCTTCTTTAAACTTGTCTAAATATGACTTCAATGTAAGTGTTTGTGGTCTAACTGGTTTTACTGGCATTAACATATATTTTTCTCCCTTCTTTAACTACATTAATATGGCAACATTTTTATAAGATCGTAACCCTGACAAACAATCATTGTATTCATTTGCAGTTATATGTAATATTTCTAATATCTCATCTTTTGTATATTGCTGAGATAACAATCTTGCCACTCTTTCCTGTTTTCGTGGTAATTGCTGTAAATATAATTCAACTTTGTCAGTATATTCTTCTGTAAATATCTCTTTCTCTACATTTTCTCTTGAAGATAAATTATCTTTAATATTTTTTACCTCATCTGTATTCATATCTAATGAGACATTCATAACAATTTGAGGATTACCCTTTTCATCAAGAATTAGTTTTCCATTTTCATCCCTTAAAAGATTCTGACGCTTTAACCTGTATTTATTATCTCTCATCCATGTGCTTGTCTTTCTCATGATATTTCCTACAAGAAATGTTTCTAAACAAGCTTTTTCATCATTGTATGTAGTTAATGCTTCTATGAGACAATCGACTGCAACATCATACAACTCATCATAATCACTCATATCAAACTTTCCGTACCAAACTCTATGACAGATTTTTTTAAGCTTTTTCATATCATTTTCCATATATGAATTAACAATCTTCATCATATCAGGGTTACTATTAATAACCCTCATCATCTCTTCATCAATCATTTCTTCTACCACCTTTTGAATTTCTTATTTAAACATTCTCTGAAATATCAGCATTTTCTTCAATTTCTGTAATCCTATATGTATATTTCCTATGTAATAATCCATCCACAGCCTTTTGAATGCGACTTTGCTGCAATACTGATGGATTAACTTCTTTCAGAACATCAGAAATAATTAACAACTCATCTTTAATTATTCTTCTTTTTCTACGATTATTTCGCAATCTTACATATACAAGATAACCTTTATACATATTCATATTGTTCTTTAATTCAGCATCATGAACTATATCAATTAATTCTTCATCACAAGAATTCAGTTCAGCTACAAGAATGTCACTCCTTGCTTTTGCTTCATTAAAAATTTGACCGCAACTACCAAATTTATCAATCCATTGCGACACACTTTCTGGAATCTGATAAACTTTACTTTCCACTACTTTAGGTGGAATATCAGGTATAGCCTCTACATGAAAATTAAATCTTTTTAATGTTTTAGGTAATGAACGAAGAATATTTTTAGCTTTTGCTTCACTAAATATACTCTTCATATTTTCCGCACATGTTTCTACTTTTCCATTAACAACTCGGATATATACTTTCCCGTTGTTTTTAATCATATAATTCAAAAAAACATCACTCCTCTCTGATTTTTGACGCACTTTAATAAGCCTTGGATATACCAAAGAAAAATTAAAATACTATTAAATTGTTAAAATTTGGAAAAATTCTGCGAATGCATTGATTTTTATATAATTGATATGTATAATTTAAATGCGTACTAGTCTTTTTCCCCCAAGAAATAGATTTTGTATGTTGCTTGACTAGAAAGTTGGTAGCTGGCTAGTCAAGCTTTTTTATTTATTTCCTTTTCCATTATATTACTCCGAACATACATTTGTGTCAATATAAAATCGAACAAATATTCGAGCAAATCATCTCAACAAAATATCATGCATAATTCCTCTTTTAATTATATTTTGTATATCTTGTTCTGTATTGAATAGCTGCATATGAGGGATATACTCATCTTCATTCATGATTATTGTTTTTGATTTTCTAACTAATAAGCACCCATCATCAGGTGTTGCAATTTTCTTTGAAGAAGTATTATTATCAAAATCCATTGTAAGTATTACTACATTCTTAGGATTTTTCCCTTCAGCTTTCAGCTTTTGTAATCTTTCAATTGCTTCGTCAATTGAGGTATAATCATAAGTTTCCGTTTTCATACAATTTTTCTCCTCTCTTACATCATAGCCAAACTTATTTTCATTGCTTCCATAACACGAATACTATCTTTTTCAGATAATTCACCAATTTTAAATTTCAACCTATCTTTATCAATTGTAGTAATTTGCTCAAGAGCTACAACAGAATCATGTTTTAATTTATTAACTTCATCTTTATGTAACTCGACATGCGTTGGCAATTCTCTTTTAGACTTCGTAGTTATAATTGCAATAATTGTGGTAGGGCTAAATTTATTTCCAATGTTATTCTGAAGAATAACTACTGGTCTTCTACCACTCTGTTCTGAGCCTTTAGAATCGTATTTAGTTATATCAGCGAAATATATTTCACCACGTTTAATTTCCATTATGTTAGCCCTCCTTTCTCTGTTTGTCCCTTTTGATATTTTATATAATACATCATATTGTAATATATGTCAGCATATATTATTGATTAATATACTATTTTTTACTATAATACAAATAAATGATATATGAAGAGGTGTTATATGTACAAACTTAATGTAAAAAATCTTTTAGATGCAAAAGGTAAAACACAATATTGGCTTGCTAAACAGACAGGAATATCTGCAAATAATGTAAGTAAAATCTATAATGGAGAAACAATCAATATTAGACTTGATACAATTAATAAGTTGTGTGAAGCATTAGAATGCACACCATGCGAATTATTTATTAAGGACGATACAAAATAACTTTGTATTGTCCTTTACATATAGCATATTACATATTGTTTAACACATCTTTCATTCCCACTGCACCATTTGCATAATTATTAACTGTTGTATTTACATTACTATGTCCTAACTGCTGCTGTACAAATGCAAGATTTCCATTTCTGTTCATTATACTAGCATAATAATGACGCATCATATGTGGTGTTATACCATTTCCATAATTCTCAAATATCTGTTTGATATTTCTCTCTGTTGTACGAGTTCCGTTTTTATTTACAAACACGGCTTCCGTATCTACAATATTATCTAAGGTGCTTCTGTATTCTAGCCATTCTCTTAATGCTTTCAGAGCAGATCCGCTAAGATATACCGTTCTATTTTGTATTTCTCTGTACACGCCTTTTCCAAGAATAGTAATATATGGCATTTCTTCGTCCAAATGTAAATCAGATAAATCCAAGCCAGCAAGTTCAGATTCTCTTATTCCAGTTCCTCTTAATACACGAAAGATAGCAATATTTCTATTTCTTACAGGAATATCCTTTTTCCACATTATCTTTTCTTCCATTTCATTAAGCTGTTTTTCTGTTGGAAGTTTTTTAGTTAAATTGTTCCCAGATGGAATTCCTTTATATGTTACATCTTTAAAGAATCCATCTTTAATTCCAGTTCCCTTCACTCTACTCATATAATCCCAAAAACTGCTTATAATATGTTTTCTAGTTTCTAATGTCGTAGGTGACATTCCATTCTGCTCTTTTGTCTTTAAATATAATGTAATATCTTCTGCCATAATGTCAGTAAAATCCGATGGCTCAATATCTGAAATGCTCTCCTTATTAATCATTTTGTCTTCAATAAACCAATTGAGCAAATCTACAATAACTCCAAGATAATTCAACGCACCTGCCTTACTCTCTATTTTAGCAATGAAATATTTTCTCATATATATAGGAAGATTTAACTCATCCAATTTTCTATTAAGCTTCTCCGCATTTTTATTCTGTACTTCTATTTTATAACACATTATTATCAACCTCGCTTTCATAATCATTTATGTAATAATTCTCTCTTTTTATCTTTGCAGCCTCAAAAATTTCTTCATACGAATCACAAAACCTAACCTCAATACATTTTGTAATTTCGCCACAAGTCAGACAATATAGGTCTTTAACATGTTTTCGTTCTCTTTGTCTCTGTCTCTGGATTCCTCTAGCCAACATATTTTCATTCATACATTTCATACATATGAATCTTGATTGTCGTTTTGGATTTCCATTTTTATATCTACTCATTTTTCTCACCATCCTCTAAAATTGTTAGTATATTACACTGAGCTACAATCCCATACCCTTCCTGAATTACTTCCCGATTCTGTAAATCTTTTGGAATGTCATATAACATCCCTTTCCACAGTTCCTTTCTTAATGGATCTGTTGTGTCTTTCGTTTCTGATGTTTCAATCGTAATTGGTACATTTTCGTTATTTTCTATAAAATCTCTAATTGTTGTCATAATATCACCTCATTTTCTGTAATAAAAAAGAAGCAGTTAATTTCTGCTTCTAACACTTATTTCTATATTTGATTCACCTTTAATAAGAAAGCAATTTTTCTTTGGATTTAATATCCAAGTTTTTGCATTCTTTCAATGTTAAACTTCCAATAAGTTATTACTGATGTACTATATTTCTTTATAGCATCTTGTTTTAATCCTTCACTTGTGAAAATTAATTCAAGTTTTTTTAAATCATTAAACAACTTCTTACTCATTATAGGATAATGCCAATCAGATCCTCCAACTTTTTTAGTAACAATTTGATAACAAGCTCCGTTATCTAAAATTAGATCTTTTTCATCAAGTCCAATTATATCTCTACCAACTTTTAATTTTACCATTTTATTATCATCTCCATTCTATTTACCAAGAAATCGTCATTTCTTAATGCCAAATTTCTTTAGTTCCATCTTTATACAATAATCTGTGTATTCCGATACCGTCATCTGTTTTCCATTTACAATATAATATATATAACCTGCGCCAGACTGTTTCTTGCCATATCCAAGAGAATCAAGTCTACTATATATATATATATATATATATCA